TGATGATCCCGCCATTTATCTGGCATCCCTAACTCATCATCACGCCATTTCCTTGACGACTCGTAAATCTCCCAAGCAAACTCTCCAGAGTCTTTACTGCCCATCTTCGGTGGGTTAGTAATATCAAAGTTTTCCATCACTCAGCCTCATGTGCTTTCATATGTCTTGACCACCATTGACGAGTGATCATCTTATTACATTCTGGACACTCTGCCCTACCATCTTCATTGTAGATCGGTTCGTCAGGTGTGGTTACTATAGGAGGGGCGGCAATATCAAATTCTCCGGTTTCCTGAAGCCTGATCACTTTACCACCGTCATCACAGTAACCAGAGCCGCACGATGGGCAAACAATGTCAGGGTGAGATGTGGAATCATATTCAGGGAACGACCCCCAACCATACTCTTTGAACTGCCTCTTGAGAGCAAACATGTCACCAGTTGCATACTTATCATTGTCAAACTTCTCTGTAGTCTTTAAGAAAACCCCACAGCATGAGACACAAGCTACATCATATCTTTTCATTCATCTTCTCCATAACTTCGCTTATCCCCTTCTCTGCCATTTGATCGGCCAACATCTGACTACGCTTCTCTAAGCGTTCAACAACTTCGTTCATATGATTTGTCTGTTGTTTGACTTCTTCTTCAGGATCATCATCATAGTTGAATGCTTTGACGATTTCAAGATCAGCATCAGCTCCAGTTATTTGACCGTTTCTTCGCATTGCTTCCATCACAAGTTCACCACCTGACCTAACGGCATCAACATCACGGCCATGAGCTTTGTGGTACATATAGAACACGAAACACAAGGCACTTACGAATATAAATACTAGAGATATGGTGTATAGTTCGATTGACAATTGTTACTCCTTTTAATTATTAATATATCGTCCCACGGCTTGTTAGTCGTAATTAAAGCAACCAGCATTTGCATTATCGTCATACCCTGTAATATCACGCCAATCTTTCTCTGCCGCAGTCAATGGGATATCAAGCCCTGACGGGTGTACCTCTTTCCCGAAGCTGTCTATGCCCCTGACAAGGCACTCAAACCCATCGTACCCATGCATAGCTGAATCGTGCCGTGGTCTGTTTTTCCACACGCCCAACTTATCATCCCACTCTCTGCGAAAATTCTTTAGGCAATAGATACCATCCTTGCACTCAGTTTCATCAATAAAGACTTTTGTTACAAATCTACGCACCTGCTGTATTGATGTGTATTTGTCAGGTGTTCTTGGAACAACAGCGATATCACGCATCCCAGCCTCTGCCATTATCTGTTCTATCGTTTTTGGTGGCCTTCCAGCATCTCCGGATGTCCCGATGCGTCTTGCTGCTGCGTCATGAGGGAAATAATGCCTCCCCCAAATGTAGTCCAACTTCTGCATTTCTTTCCAGTAATACAGCAAATCCTCATCTGTCCCTGAGAAATACCCAATGAGCCTATGCTGCAATCCTACATATTGATGCAACCAAATAACCATGTGATCTGAAATACCAAAATCCCACGCAGAATTGACAGGATAGCTAGAGTCATACGGAACTGTTGTTAACTGACCGTTAATCTCAAGGTGCTCCATTTGTTTTGCCAGATACGCTCCGTCAATTGCAGCTTGAAAAGCTTCTGCTGGACTAGATGGGTATTCACGTAGCATGTCGCCTTTCTGCTGATCACGCTTCTTAACATACCACGCCCGCTTTCGGTCACTTAAAACAATACTAAGAGTTTCTTCAAGCTCATCAAAGTATTTAATGTCTTCTCTTGATATGCTTATTCCTTGCGGGTCAAGCTCATTGTAGCTACCCATCCACCAACCAAAGAAATGAAATTTATAATCAAGATGTGTAAGCCTATCTCCTCTCCGGCTTAACGTCTGTGCTGTTTCACAGTCTTCAAAAAACTCTCCACCAGCTCCTTCTGCGGTTGACTCGTTAAAGATCCAGCACCCAGGGGCAATTGTATTCAACGCACCCGTTCGTATTTCTTTTGCTCTGTCTGGATTTCTGGCTGATATTTTTCCAGCCTCAGATATATGAAGTATTTGGAGAGTACCACCACGGTGAGATGTGCCAACATTTACAGCAGAGCCATTAGACCACTCAAGAGATTCTTTTGCATCAGTTGTCAGTGTCACCTCGGCCCGTAACCAATCGGGGAGCCTATCGTAAGCGAACTTTATCTTTGCGAGTTTCTTCTTTGCATCTGTGAGTGTTATATCAACAATACCACATTCCTGATTGCTGGAAAAAATACAAGTATCTAAAATGAGGATGGCAATGAATGTGGAGAATCCACGCTGCCTATCTTTGAGGATGATATTAAGGTAATGCCTGTTCTTCCACAGGTTCATCTGGCTACGATTACGCTTGAAGAGGAGAAGCCGACCACGCTTATCTTTGATGTAGTAGAGATTATCTAACCGCCACTCAATATCGGTTAACTTATGCTTTAGCTTCTCTCTATCATCCATTCGGAAGTAGCCCCCCTGGGTCTATCTCTTTGAGAATAGCAGCTAGAGGAGTTTGCTTTTGCTTATTGTCTTTCTCGAACATACCAAGGTGCCTAGCCAGATCGTTCAGACTTCCCTTCTTGTCGATAATCTTAATTTTTTTTGTGTCGATAAAGTCTTCACCACCAACACTAACTACATCAATCCCCCCGATAGCCGCAGCGGTATCAGCATCAAGTTTGTGTATAGGAATTAAAACACCATCCTCGTCATACAAATTGCGTATATCAAAAAATGCAAGTCTAGCATATTCACGCAAAACTTTGTCTTGAGTTATCTCTGTTCTTTTACTGCGTTTTTCCTTCGCAAACTGAATGGCAGCCTGGATATTAACTTTCATTAAGTTCTGACAACCAATGACAACAGCAGTCTTTTTAGAGTACCCAGCACGTATTGCAGCCTGTGTAGCGTTCAAGTCTACCAAATATTCTTCAACAAATGTAGCTTGTTTGGGTGTTAGATCAGGTTTGTCCATGTACTCATTGTCAAATGTCTTCTGTTTTTAGTTAGTCTATCCATACCGAACAAGTATACCAAATTGATCAAAAAGTCAAGAGTCGAGTATTTCACCCACGTTTACAATTCATTTATTTTCTGAATCAACATTTGTTTCTTACTTCTGAAGTATTTCACACTGAAATGGGATTTGTCCCATGTTTCTTTGTCAGCCATCTTTACTACCTGGCTTGCTATTTGGCGGCCTCTTTCTGTAGATAGGCCAAACTTCCCTGCCGATTTAGACAAAGTTTCCCCGTTTAATATATCAATACAAATCTCTTTGTTCCTTTCTTTGTATTTGTCTAGCACTACAACCTCCTCGCTTAATGAGTTACAGTTACCATGCTTGCGGAAGATACTATCATAATTATTCCTTCCTTCTTCCGTGAATATGTGACAATCTGAGTTCCCTTTCATTTTGCACACTGGATAACCCTAACATCCCTTCTCGATCCCTTTCTGCGATCAGTCCTGCGCCTGTCGCTGATGCCCCAAGATATTGGTTGATCACTTCTAATCTTCCTGCCTTTAACGATGAAGAATACATCTTTCATTTTTGCAGTAGCCATTACGATGATCCCCTAGTTATGGTTTCTTTTCCTTGTCTTCGGCACCAGCAACAAAGCCGAGTTTAAACTCCTTGCACATAGGCGGCACGATGTCAGTATTTATATTACCCCATCGTGCTCTCCATGCTTTTTTTATTGCTTTCTTTGTTTTCCAATCAATGTACTTATGTGTTGGGGCAACCACTTACTGCAACCCATGAACATTGTTATTCTCCGATCCATGCATGTCGGAGCGAGCGCCACGGATAGCAACAACAGCAAGGCCAACAAGCTCACTCAGCACAAGACTCGTAACCTTTCCATTCCCGCCATTAACCGCATGAACAAGTTTAAAGTGACTCTTTGACACAGCGCCAATGATCTCTTCAGCAGAGTTGTACTTGTGGCCATGCCTAGCTGATATGGCACCAAGTTGCTCCATGCACATTTCTAAAAACGCTTCATCAGTCACTTCATTTTGTTCTTGCATGATATCCCTGAGTTTGAGTTTTACATAAGATAACTATACACTATGTGCTTGTTTTTGTAACTAAAAAGGGACGTCTTCTCCTGTGTTCGAGGAGTTGTCGGGCATGGGCGGTTCTTCATTCTTTCCATTTCCTCCGTCACTCGACTGATTTCCTCCAGCAAAGTCAATATTGCTCACGTTTATCTCCATATACGTTTTGTCGTTATACTCCCTTGTGCTCAATTCTCCACTGAGAAACACGAGTTTCCCTTTTGTTAAATGCTGTTGAAGTTTCTCTCCACGCACACCCCAGACACTCGCACTGAACCACATCGTGGTCTTGCGATCACCAAAACCAACATCATTTGCACAACTGAATCCTGTGACTGTTCCTTGTCCTGCCTGTCGTGTCTCTGCATCCTTGCCCAATCTGGCAAGCATTGAAATTGTATTGCTCATTTGCTATCTCCTGTTATGTGTTATGCGTAATCGCTAACGGTAATGATTTTATTGAATCCTTGCTTATTTTATAACATGTTCAGGTTAACTTTCCCGTGTAATACGTAGTATCGTGAACAACAAGTTCTCTTCACCGACCCTTAATCAATTTTTCAACAGCCTTTCCACGACTAGGTCCGATGCTGTCTAAGATATCCCAGTCTTCTTGGAATAAAGTTATTGTGTCCTTTCTTCGCTTTCGTTTTGCAACAGATCCTTTCTTTCTGCCAGTTAAAAGATTTCCTTCTTTGTCGTATCTTGCACCGCCTCTCATCGTAACACCGTCGCTTTCAACACCGGTTTACAACCCATTCTGTAGCAGTCACCAAAAATAGACAACCCCATAAAGCTGTCACGTTTTATATTATTGTCACAAACAGTTGATAGCACCCCCTCATGCACAATAAGATCACCATGTCTTATTGTGCTGATATGTTTCTCTTCGGTTGTGTATCTCATATTAACGAACTCACAACATCTGCGATAAAGGATGGTTTGGCTTCAGGGTAAGTTGCAACAGCATATTCAAAATGGGTTTCAATCATTTCGTTTGTTGTTTCTTCGCTGTTTCCCCATTTGATCAGTAAGTTTTTTACTTTATTTTTCATTTTGTTTCTCCGCTTAAGTTTGTTGTTCCTTGCTGGTATGTCTATATATTACACCGTTTAGAATTAAACGCAAGCACTTTATTCAACTAAACTTAAGATAAATAAAAAAAGAGAACAAGCAAATGAAGTGGAAAACAAGCAGCCCGATTTTCAGGCCAAGTAGTAAAGTAATTCTTTACATCTGTTTTTAGGCCACGCTCAGTGTTAATTCAGCTTGTTTCCACTTATTTAAAACGTTATATTCACGCTATCATGCTTTGATATTGTCTATTAAAATCTTCGCAGAAGTGAATT